GTTCTTCAGTTACACTTACTCGTGAATCAGTCGATGCTCTTAACGGTTTGTTTAGCCAACTCAATAGCGCTAACAAGTCAAAGATGGAAGAGCGTATGATGTCAGGCAAGAAAGGATTCCAAGAGATCCTTAGCTTCGCGGAGAACGTCTAATGGTTGATATCATCTTAAAGTTGACCGGTCAACAAGTCAACATCTCAACAGCGAATACAGTAAATAACTCAACGTTGGTGCGGGTTTTCGCACCAACTACCGCTCTCGTTACTTATGCTAACGCCGCCGGTGATACCATTGGAACTATGACGATTCCAGCTGGGTTTGTTGAAATTATGGAAAAACTTCATACAGATAAGCTCTCAGCGAACACTACTGTTTGGGCTACTCCATTAGCTTATAAATAAAGAAAAGGAGATTAATATGGCCTTACTCATTAAAGATATCGTCGAAGAAGTTCAGTATATCACTGAAGCTACTGAAAAGGGCGAAAAGAACTACTATATCGAAGGTATCATCATGCAAGGTGATATCAAAAACCGGAATGGTCGCATTTACCCATCAAACGTTTTGATGCGCGAATTAAACCGTTACAACGAAAACTACGTATCAAAGAATCGTGCATTTGGTGAACTTGGTCATCCCCAAGGACCAACGATTAACCTAGACAGAGTTTCGCATCTATTCACAGAGTTAAAGGCCGATGGTTCAAACGTTGTAGGTAGAGCTAAAATTACTAAAACCCCTATGGGTGACGTCGTAAAAGGCCTCATCGATAGTGGTGCGCAATTAGGAATTTCTTCCCGTGGAATGGGATCCGTGAAGCCAAATGAAAAGGGTATCATGGAAGTACAAAATGACTTTATGCTTGCGACAGCAGGTGATATTGTCGCAGATCCATCAGCACCAGATGCTTTTGTAAAAGGTATCATGGAAGGTGTAGAGTGGATCTACGACGTTGCGGCTTCTTCATGGACAGTGGCTAATACCTTTGACCAAATTGAAGAAGAAGTAAAAAAATCGAAGCAGATCGACGAAGCCGCTGCTTTAAAGATGTTCGAAAAGTTCTTAAAGAGCATGTAATTAAACCAAGTTTGAAATATTATAAATAATATTGATTATTTGAATCATCACAAAGGAGAACCTTAAATGGATGTAAATCTAGACAAAGGGTTAGAAGAAGCAAAAGCAACTGGCGAAGACTCAATGTCAACCGATCCAGTTACACCAGCTGGCGGTGCAGTAAAGAAGCGCCGTGCAGATGCTTTCAAATCTGACTCAACTGCAACTGCAGACAACGTTGAAAAGCACGTGAAAACCCCACAGGGTAGCAACAACGCTGGCCTTCATGAAATGATCGCGGCTATCTTCGGTGATGCAGATCTTTCTGAAGACTTCAAGACCAAGACAACCACGATTTTTGAAGCTGCTCTTCATGAGAAAGCTGAAGCAGTTCGTGCAGAACTCGAAGAGCAGTTTGAAGCTGATCTTAACGAGCAGGTTGAAGCTATTGTAGAAGACCTTACCGACAAAGTTGATTCATATCTTGACTACGTAGTTGAGAACTGGATGAAAGAAAACGAAGTCGCTCTTGAGTCTGGTTATAAGGTTGAAGTTGCTGAATCAATTCTTGCTGGTCTTAAGTCGCTTGTTGAAGACCACAACATTGAGATTGAAGACGAAGAGCTTGAAGCAATTGCTGCAATGGAAGAGCAAGTCGCTGAGTCAACCGCTAAGTACAACGCACTATTTGAAGAGCTTCTTGCAGAACGTGCAGAGAAGGAAGAGCTTCAGAAGAATGCTGCTCTCTCACACTTCACCGAAGGTATGGTAGCTACTGACGCAGAGCGTTTTAAAGTTCTAGCTGAAGGTGTTTCTTACGAGTCAGTTGATGACTTTGCAAAGAAGCTTGAGACAATCAAAGAATCATACTTCACTGAGCAAGTTGTTCGTGCAGAAGATCAAGCAGAAGTCCTTGAGGAAGAAGTAGAAGAAGTAAAAGCTCCTACGCTCGATCCTTCGGTTTCGGCTTATGTCGCATCGCTAAACAAATTTAGTAAATCTTAATTTATATAAATATACTAGATTAAATCCATCAAAGGAGATCATAAAAAATGAGAAACGAAGAACTATTGAAGAAGTGGGGCCCTGTGCTTGAGCACACTGCTCTTCCATCGATCAAGGATGCGCATCGTAAAGCTGTTACTGCTCAGCTTCTCGAGAACACCGAAGTCGCTATCAAGGAAGGTCAGACATTTGGTTCCGGTTCTTTCCTAACAGAAACCCCAGTGAACAACACTGGCGTTGCTGCAAACTACGATCCAGTGCTTATTAGCCTTGTTCGTCGTGCAATGCCTAACTTGATCGCATACGATATCGCTGGCGTTCAGCCAATGACTGGCCCAACCGGCTTGATCTTCGCGATGCGTTCGAACTACGCTAACACCACTGCTGCAACCGCAGAAGCTTTCTACGGTGAAGCTGACACTGACTTCTCAGGCACCGGCACAATGGCTGGTTCAACTGGTAACGCAGCTACTGCAAACACCGGTACTGGTATGTCAACCTCAGCTGCTGAAGCTCTTGGCGACGGTGCAGGTACTGACTTCGCACAAATGTCATTCGACATCTCGAAGGTTTCGGTTACTGCTAAGAGTCGCGCGCTTAAAGCAGAATACACCAGTGAACTTGCACAAGACTTGAAAGCAATTCACGGTCTTGACGCTGAGACTGAACTTGCAAACATGCTTCAGGCTGAGCTTCTTGCAGAAATCAACCGTGAAGTTGTTCGCACAGTCTACAACACTGCAGTCACCGGTGCACAAACTGGTACCGCTACCGCTGGTATCTTCGACCTTGACGTTGACGCAAATGGCCGCTGGTCAGTTGAGAAGTTCAAGGGTCTTATGTTCCAGATCGAGCGCGAAGCTAACCAGCTCGCAAAAGACACCCGTCGTGGTAAGGGTAACATCATCATCTGCTCGTCAGATGTTGCATCTGCTCTTCAAATGGCTGGTATCCTTGACTACACCCCAGCTCTTAACAGCAACGCTCTTAACGTAGACGACACTGGCAACACCTTCGCTGGTGTTCTTAACGGTCGCTTCCGTGTATACATCGACCCATATGCTGGTGCAAACTACATGGTCGTTGGTTACAAAGGTTCTTCACCTTTCGACGCTGGTATGTTCTACTGCCCATATGTTCCACTACAGATGGTACGCGCAGTCGGTGAGAACAGCTTCCAGGCTAAAATCGGCTTCAAAACCCGCTACGGCATGGTTGCTAACCCATTCGCAAAAGGTTCAACCAAGTGGGTTGACGGCGATGGTGACTCCGGTCTCACCGCTAACTCGAACAAGTACTACCGCCGCGTTCGTGTTACCAACATTCTCTAATAAAAAGAGTAGGGATAACCTACCAGAACTGGGAGCCTTCGGGCTCCCATTTTCGTTTGTACTATAAATATAGTAGGCATTAACTGAGGTAATTCATGCAACAGAATTTTCTTTCTCCTACTGGGTTTAGATTCATAGTCAAAAGACTGCCAAACGTTTCGTTCTATGTACAGTCTGCGAGTATTCCAGGTATTAACATGGGATTCACTCCAACTGCAACTCCGTTTAAAACTCTTAAATCAGCTGGTGATAAACTCAATCATGAGTCATTTTCTATTACCATACGTGTAGATGAATATATGGAATCATACAATGAGATATATAACTGGATGGTTGCACTTACAAAGAATGAATCGTATTCGCAGTTCGCAGATCTAAAGGCGAGTGAATATGGTTTGTACTCAGACGCTTCTCTAGTTGTTCTAAATAGTCGTCAGAATCCTGCTTTAGAAGTTACTCTTAAAGATGTGTTTCCAATATCCCTCAGTGAAATTCGATTTGATACAACTCAATCAAGTATCAACTACGTTACCTGTGATATCACATTCGAACACAACGGACATACAGTGAACCGAATCAACAGTTGACATTTTCCATTACCTGTGATATTATTGATGAAAAGCTGTGAAGGAGAAGATGATGGATATCGAAACGTTGTTCAAGGAGTGGGGTAAAGATGGTGAGATCGATCAAGCGAACATCTCAAAGTCGACTACAGACATCCCGAAGCTTCACAATAAATACTTCAGATGGTATGTAGAAGAAGGTCTAAAGCTAAAGAAGCTCAAGGCTGAATACAAAGTTCTCTATAAACGCAAGGGCGAATGGTACCGCGGAGAACTTGACGATGAAGAACTCAAAGAGCACGGTTGGAAGCCACAGCCACTCAAGATTCTTCGCGCGGACGTGCCATCATATCTCGAAGCCGATGTCGACGTTATTAAGTTGTCGCTAAAGATCGGTCTACAAGAAGAGATTGTAGCATATCTCGAATCAATCATTAAACATATTAGTAATAGAAACTTCCTTTTGAAAACTATCGTAGATTGGGAGAAGTTTAGAACAGGCGCATAATGGATTTAGTAACTATTGAGAAGGTGAATGAAGTATTTGTACGCGTACAAGCAGAACCTTCATTAAAAATGGAAATGTCTGAACACTTTACATTTGAAGTGCCAGGCGCTAAGTTTATGCCAGCAGTCAGAAACAAAGTTTGGGATGGAAAAGTCCGACTATTGAATACTATGACCGGTTATATCTACGCAGGTCTAGTTCCATACATTAAGAGATTTTGCGATCAGCGTGGGTATGAATGTTCTATAGCAAAGGAACTTAGTGAGACAGAAGCTGTTCCAGACGATTATGGTTACGACTTAGCTCAGCAAGTAGATGCTGCCTTTGAAGTTCGCGATTACCAAAACGACGCTATTGTACATGCCATTCATCAAAATCGTGCCTTGTTTTTATCGCCAACTGCGTCGGGTAAGTCGTTCATCATCTATCTCATTATGGCCCATCATCTTATGCTTGACCGTAAGATTCTTGTCGTAGTCCCAACTACTTCTCTTGTAGATCAAATGGCTTCAGACTTTGTTGAGTACAATAAAGGGAAGAAGTTAGATATTCATAAGATTCGTGGCGGGATGGAAAAGAATGTTGGTGCAGAGATCACAATCACTACTTGGCAATCAGTCTATAAGATGCCGAAGGCATTCTTTGAGAAGTTTGATGTAGTCTTTGGAGATGAAGCCCATAACTTTAAGGCAAAGTCCTTAACATCTATCCTTGAAAAGATGCCTCATGTAAAGTACCGTTACGGGCTCACGGGCACGCTCGATGGCACGCAGACCCACAAGCTCGTGCTCGAGGGTTTATTTGGAACAGTTTTCACTGTTACTAAGACAAAGAAACTGATTGATGATAATGTTCTTGCTAGTTTCAAAATTAAGGCGTTAGTTCTTAAATATCCAGATGATATCAAGAAAGCAAATAAAGGTAAGTCCTATCAAGAAGAGATTGATTGGATCGTTCGAAATCAATCACGAAACATGTTCATTCGTAATCTAGCTTGGAACCTTCCTGGCAACACACTCATTCTTTTTCAATATGTCGACAAACATGGCCAAGCGTTGTTTGATATGCTGAATAAGTCTGAAGAACATAACGTGTACTTTGTTCATGGTGGTGTAAAAACCGATGAACGGGAAACGATACGCCATGATGTGAGAAAGACAAAGGGCAACATCATCTGTGCTTCTTACGGCACGTTTTCAACAGGTATAAATATTCCAGAGTTGGACAACCTTATCTTTGCTTCTCCTTCTAAAGGCCGTATCCGAAATCTTCAGTCTATCGGACGTGTACTTCGCAAAGGCAAAGACAAATCATCAGCAG